TTCTTTTAGTTCCATTGCTTTTTTTGTTGCAATAGCGCCGCGGATATCTTTACCATATTTCTTTACAACAGCTTTTTTATCTAATCCTTTAAAAATCTTATTGCGTTCTTTCTTTTCAGCAGGTGTCATCTTCTTCTCAGTCATCTCAGATTTGCCTAAAAGAAGCTTTTTCTTGGAGCCTTCTTTGGCTTCTAATAATGGCTCATCGTTAAGAGATTTTAAAAAGGTAGAGGAATACTTTGACATAATAATAATATTTATCTAAACTTTCATTGTTTTCTATTGAATTTAACCAAAAAGTCTATAATATACACATATGTCTAAAGCACTAGTAATACTATCAGGTGGTATGGACAGTTCTATATTGCTTCATTATGTAAGCAAAAAGCTCAATTATGATGAGATTTATGCTATAACCTTTAATTATGGTCAGCGTATTATTAGAGAGGTAGATTGTGCCAAATATCAGGTTGAAGCTTGTAAGGTTAAAGAACATAAGATTGTAAACATGGATTTCTTTAGAGATATCTCAACCATGTCAGCTTTAACCAATACTAATTTAAATATACCTAAAGCTAAAGACGATATCGGTAATGCTCAGCCTTTAAGTTATGTTCCTTTTAGAAATTTATTATTATTAACCACAGCAGCAGGATGGGCTGAATCTGTAGGTGCATCAGATCTATTTTATGGAGCCGTTCAAACAGATGACTTTAGCGGGTATTGGGATTGCACATCATTATTTCTAAATAAAGTAAATGATCTTTATAGCCTCAATCGCAAGAATACTATTAAAGTTAATGCGCCATTTATGCAATATTCTAAGGAGCAAGTGGTTAAAGAAGGAATTGAATTAGGCTTAAATTTTAATCAAACACATACTTGTTATGAAGGTAAAGAAATAGCTTGTGGTGAATGTGTTTCTTGTTCTGCTCGATTAAAAGCTTTTATTGATAATAAAACCATTGATCCAGTAAAATATGCTCGAGAAATACCTTGGAGCAAATATGAATGTAAATCTATTTAATTATGTGTGGTATAGCAGGATCAAAATACAAAGATAAAGCTTTTAAATTATATAATGATAATCTTGCAAGAGGTTATTATAGCTCTGGAGCTTTGACATTAGATTCTAATGGAGAATATCATACACATAAAGCTTTGGGTGTATTTAATGAGGCTATAGATTGTTTTAATCCACCTGGTATAGAAACCCATGCTAGATATTTTTTATATCATTCTCGAGGACCAACAGTAGAAACAAAAGAATTTGAACCTATTAATAATCATCCATTTTTTTATGGAGATTGGATAGTTGCTCATAATGGTATTATTAGCAATTTTGAAAGTTTATGTAAAGAGTATTTTCCAGATGAAGATTTTACAGGTAGAACAGATAGTTGTATCATACCCCGTATGTTAGAAATTAAGCCAACTATATCAGAAGCGGTTGAACAACTTAAAGGAACTTTTGCTTTCTGGGCTTTTAATTCTAAACATAAAAAGACTTATTTAATAAGAAGTGCTAGCACTTTATTTGCCAATCAAATTACAGGATGTTTTTCTTCTACAGAATTTGAAGATAGCAAACCTTTAGAAGAAGGAATCATATATGCAATACAAGACTATGATTGCATTGTTCCAGCCGGTAAATTTAAACACAATTCTCCATACTTTATACTATAAATATAAAGAATGGCTAATGACGCAATAGACTATATAAACAAAGATATCTCCAATCTTAAAACAGATTTACAAACGATTAGTAAATTGGTCAGAGATGGTAATGGTCAACCAAGTCTTATGCAACAGGTTGCAACATTACAAAATGATATAGCTCATTTAGAAGTAGAAATGATAGAGAGATTAAACACTTTAGAATCTAGTGTCACAGATTGTCAAAGGCGCCATAAAGAGAATTCTAAATTGACCTGGCAATTTAAAACAGCTATTGCAGTGGCTTTAATTACAAGTTTTACATCTATTTGGATACATTATAATAATGATAAATCCAATAATGAAGATATTGTATTACAGCAGATTTTAGAAAAAATAGATCATATTAAAAAATAATAGTGATTAAATTTTATAAGCCTATATACTATCAATAGTATATGAAAGGTTTAAATTTAACAACAGAAGAAAAACAGCTAATAATTGAAGCTTTATTATTCTCCTCATCAGCTGAGGTTTGCTCAGAATGGACTCCAAAGCATAATCAAGATATGGTTATGTTGGCTAAAAAATTAAATAATCCAGAGATAAACCTTACCAATATATATTTATTTGATCCTAGTAGTGCTGATGATAAAGCCACTGGTTTGGTTCAAGAGAATTTTCCAACATTACATAAAGCTAGTGTTTATACCTTTTTATGAGCATCTTTTTAGGTTTTTGCTCACCAGATGAGTCTAAAGAAGCAAATAAAAAAAGGCTCGGTAAACATAGCATTTATAATAGTGAATGTTTTGAGGATATTACAGCAATTCATCCATTTTTAGGTAATACAGATAGTATTGCAAAACAATATAATAAATTAATACAAACCTATAGCTCTCAAGATTGTATATTGGTTTTAGTTCATGATGATGTTCTTATTACAGATAAGAATTGGATTAATAAATTAAAATTTGCATTAGAAAAATATGATGTTACTGGGTTGGCTGGTGGTAGCAATGCATCTATTAAACAACCTTGTCTATGGCATTTAATGTGCCCAAAAGAAACGTATAGTGGCACAGTAGGTCATCATATGGACAACAGAACTTTTAAAACATATTTTGGACCAACCGGTAGAGTATTATTACTTGATGGTTTATTTTTAGCTTTTAATCCTAAAAAGATATTTGAAGCGGGTGTAAAATTTGATGAATCTTGCCCCTCAAAATTTCATTTCTATGATATAGATTTTAGCTTGCAATGCAATAAAGCTAAATTTAAATTAGGAACCATTAATATTGACGTTACCCATGCCTCCCCTGGACTTAGATCATACTCTCAAGAATGGCTTAATGGACAAGATTGGTTTTTAAACAAATTTAACCGTGGAGAATATTAAAATTTATATTAACATACTATTATGATTATCACAGACCAAAAAATATATAACGGAGATTTTATTCACAAGCGTTTTGCTTATAAGTATTTTAGAGATCGCACATTGCCTATTGGCAATATTGTTTCTTTTAAAGCCCCTATGGAGGTAACTATTAATCTTATTGATTTAGAAGACTCTCTAGAAAAGGATTATATCTATAGTGAATCAGCTATTAATTTTTGTTGGGAGATTCCAAATCTAGATCCATTTGGTGCAGTTTGTTTTCAACGCTTATTTAATACGTATATAGCTAACACACTTCACAAATATATCAATAAACCTATAGAGATGAAAGGTGATGATATTATGATTTATGATAACTTTACACAAGGTGGGGTTGAGCAAACCAAAGGTAAAGCTTCGGTTAGTATCACCTATTCTAAAGAGAATGTAGCTATTGGTCATACAGGTATTAATGTAATTGCAGGTAAGAATGCACCAGCTTTTGCTTATAGCACTAATTTAACACCAGAACAGGTAGTTAAATTCCAAAATGATGTTATTGATCAATTCTACAGCACGGTAGATAATATCTTTATTGCCACGACAAAAATCATTGTATAATGTTTGATCACATTAATAAGATTCTTTATAAACCTAAAGAATCTAATTCTACTCATATTGAGGGAGAATTTCAGCCATATCTAATACAGCGGTGGTGTTCTATGCATTCACCGCAAATTGCTAATTTAATAAATGAAACCAGCAATAAGGTATGGACTATTATGGATAGTAATCAAATGTGGTATGATTATCTTAATGTAGTCATACCTAAAGTCCAATATAAGAAGATATCTTATATTAAAAAGAAAAAAGAAGAGTCCAAAAAAGATTCTAAAGAAGCTATACAAATAGTGGCCAATAGTCTTGAAATTTCTGTTCGTGAGGTAAATCAATATGTAGAAACATTTAACCTACTTATACCTTATGGCAAAAAACATTCAAAGCAAACTTGAGAGAGATTTAAAACGTCGTGGCGTAGATAAAGTCACTAGAGATACTGTATTAGAGACTAATGAGAGTTTAGATACAGATCTTACTAAAGGTATGGTTCGTTTAGAAGAACATATCAATAGTGATCTTAATTTAAAAGGTTGGGAATTGACCGCGGTCTTAGATGACATTTTAATGTGTCAATTTGCAGATATTAATGAAGATGGAACTATGATTAAGAGAGATGATATTTGGATTCCTATTAATGCTGTTCAACAGGCTTGGCGAGTAGCTAAGGTTTTATTAGCAGGGCCACGAGCTAAGGTAAAGCCCGGTCAATATGTTATTTTCCCAAGCACATTTGGTTTAAAAGCAAGTAACATAAATAATCTTAAACATATTGTATTCCTCAATGAAGATCGTATATTTGGCGTAGCAGCCCAGAGCAAATAATGAGATTATCCCGAGCAGGCTTAATGGCACTTTTAAGAAATAATGCAGTAGAATTAAGATTTACTCGCAGAAAGCCTCGTGTGGGAGATTTACCTCATCGTCGTATGTTGGCTACCAATGATGTTAGTCTTCTTAATAGCTCTGCTGGACGAACAGCTTTAAACTTTCGTCCAGCTACAGGTCGTTTAAAATTTAGTCCAGCTCAAAAGAATCTAATAGTAGTATGGGATATTTTTATGCAAGATTATCGTTTGGTGCCTGCTGAATCTGCAGATGTAGTTAGTGTCATTCCTACATCACCACCAGAAAAATTTTGGGAATATTTTAGCAAGACCTTGACTAAGATGTCTGCAGCAGACAAAGAAAGGTTCATGGACAAATAATGTTTGAATATATAGACAACAATCTTAAACACCTTTTTCAAAAAGATGTGACTCTTACCTTAGGTTCTAAACAATATAAAAAAGGTAAATTCATTAATTATAAATTTAATGGGTGTTATATTTCTTTTAATATTCTTTCTACTAAGAAAAAAGAAATATTTGAAATACCATTTCCTTATTCCGTGAGATCTATATCACCTAATTGTATTGTGTTTGATTATACTTTTGAGGCTTTGGCAGAACATGATTTTGAACTAAGCATTAATTTAAAATCTGTAAGTCCAGTCAAAAAATGTAAATTTTATAATACAACCTTATCAATAAGTTATTGACATTGGTTAAGGTTTAGGTATACTAGGGTTTGTGAAATTAGAATCTTCTTTAGTAAATTATTTTCCACCAGGGTTTTCTCCAAGACCACAGCAAGAAAGAGGTCTTAATCTTATTGAAGAAGCAATCAATAAAGGTGTTAAATTTATAATTGTTCAAGCACCAACAGGATCAGGTAAATCATTTATTAGTAAAACCTTAGGTAATGCTTCTGCAGAGGCTGATAAAGATTATAAAGATTTGGTTTTAAATTATCATGCTTATGATAAGGATTATGAAGAGATAATGCCTAAGAAACCAATACATGGTTGTTTTGCTCTTACTACCACTATAGCCTTACAAGATCAATATAAACAATTGTTTGATGATGCAGTTCTTTTTAAAGGCAAAAGCAATTATCAATGTGATGTTGATAATGAATTTACAGTAGAACAAGCGCCTTGTTTGATAGCTAATAATTTGAAAAGATCTTGCTGGAATGAACATAGATGCCCTTATTATGAAAATCGTAATAAGGCTCTAACGGAAAAATTTACAGTTCTTAATTATGCTTCATTCTTTAATCTGCCAAATCATCTTAAGAAAAGACAAATAATTGTAGCAGATGAATGTTCAGAATTAGAAGATGAAATTGTTAAATTCTATTCAGCAACTATTGAATATGAAAAATTAGCCAAAGTTGGTATAGATTCTACCAAATTAACTACAGAAGATCCTAAACCAGTATTAGGCTGGCTTACAGATTTAGCAGAAGAAACTAAAGCAGCTATTGATCTTGGAGCTTATAAACAACGCAATCAAAATAGTAAAATTGAACTTAATAAACAGCAATATCGTAAAGAGCTTTATGATGCAATAACTTCTATTATTGATAATTGGGATAATACACAATACATTATTGAAAAGGATGGAGACAAAGCTACTTTTACACCTTTAAAGATAGATAGGCTTACGGGTTGTTTATTTGATTTTGCAGATGTAGTTATTTTAATGAGCGCTACAATTGTAGATAAAAAGGCTTTTGCTAATACTTTAGGTATTACCAAATATGAATATATTGAATTTGAATCTACTTTTGATCCAAAGAAAAGTCCTATTCATTGCCATACCAAATATCCATTAAACCAAGCTCTTAAACAAAAGAACCTACCTTTTGTTATAGATCTAGCCAAATCTATAGCAGAACATCATAAAGGCAAAAAGGGTATAATTCATACCCACAGCCATGAAATTACCAAAGAATTACAAAGAAGCTTAAATGGTAATAGATTCTTATTTAGAGAGGGTGGAGCCAAAAATGCTCCTATTATCTTTGAGCATAAAACACGTAAAGATGATACAGTATTGGTTAGCCCATCTCTTACTATGGGATTAGATTTGGTAGGAGATTTAGGAGAATGGCAAATTATTATAAAATTGCCTTATGCTAGTTTAGGTAATAAAAGAGTTAAAAAGATGGCAGATTTAGACTCTCATTGGTATACCATGAAGATGTTTATATCTTTAATACAAGCTTGTGGTAGATGCACTAGAAGCCAAGAAGATACATCAATTACCTATATTTTAGATGGGCTTTCTCTTAAAACTATAGTAAAGAATAAAGATATTTTACCAAAATACTTTATAGACCGTATAATGTAAGTATATAAGTGCAGAACTATACCTTTCATTCTGAGATAGAAGACCTATTAACACAATGGCTACAAGCCTTTGATGGGGCTATTGTAAAAAGAAAGGATGCTAATGGTAATGTTGGCAATAATGTTGCTGTTAGATATGTATATGCACCGAAGCAAAGAGTTCTTTTTGACCTAATAGATAAAGCTCAGCACATTACTTTACCAGCGGTAGCTTTTTGGATTAATAGTATTAGTCGAGATAATACAAGAGTATTCAATAAACTTTACGGTCAATATTGGGTAGATAACACTTCTTCACCTTATAATACATCTGTAGCAGATCAAAACCTACAACCAGTTCCTATTAATATTGAAGTTAATGTTAGTATATTGACTCGCTTTCAATCTGATATGGATCAGATTTTAAGCAATTTTGTGCCTTATAGTGATCCATATTTTGTCATTTCTTGGACAAGAGATGGTATGCCTAATCTAGAAATTAGAACAGAGGTTCTTTGGAATGGTCAATTAACAATGACCTATCCAACAGAGCTAACTGAAACACAGCCAACTCGAGTCTCAGCAGATACATCTTTTACTATTAAAGGTTGGTTATTTAAAGCAGATGCTAATCCAGTTGGTAGAATATTTAAAATTGATACTAATTTCTATGCAGTATCTGGGGTTCCTACTTTACAAAGCATTCAATCTCTAGTTAATCCAGCTTACACAGAATCATTTGCTATTTCAGCTATACCAGAAATTCCTTATACAGATCGTTGGATGACTCCAATATCTCTTTCGGGGGCTCTTAATCTTTATGGTAGTAATCTTAGTTACACCAATTATGTTTATTTAAGCAGTAACAATAGTCTGTTTAATGAAAAATATTCTAATACATTTAATCCATTTGTTTCTTCATTTAGTTTGTCAGCAAGCTATCCAGCATTGACCGGAGTGATTCCAGCTTTAGGTTATAATATTGTTAGTGATAATAAACTTTGTGTATATTATCAAGCACCTTCAGCATATGGTTTCTTTGATATCATTGTAGCTAATGATGCTGGTTATACATTCCTTACGCAAAGTTCTTATAATATTAAATATACAGAACAATATCCATATGTAGAAGGTATTGAGGTTCCACCTTTATCAGCCTTTATACCACCTTCTCCTACACCAAGTATTTCAATTACACCTAGTGTAACACCTACCCCATCAATTACGCCAAGTAACACTCCGCCAGTTACACCAACACCATCTATTTCAATAACGCCTTCTCGCACACCGTCAGTTACACCAACTCCTAGTGTAACACCAAGTATTTCAATTTCACCAACTCCAACCCCAACGCCTTCTCATACCCATTAATAATATATGTTACCTCCTATTACCTATGGTTTAATGAATCAGTTGGACGCTTACTTGTTATCAGCTAGAGGCTGGAAAGATGATCAAAATCTTATTTCTGCGGTTATACCAGACAATGTAAGCTCTAAAGGATGGCTTGGCAGTGGTTATGATTTATATTATTCATTATCTGCAGCACCTAATGGTGGTCCAGCTTTTGTATTTACTCAGGGTAATATAAAACAAGAAAATTGTGATTCTTTTTTACCATATAACAGTATGTCTGTTATGATAGCAGCAACCCGCACAGGCAATAGTTCAACGGGTCTTTGGATGGGGTTATATAGTATGTATTATGCTAGAGCTACTGCTGGTATTAACATATTAGCTCTTACAGATAACAATTACAATTATAATTTTAGCGGTTGGGGCACCTTTAACTATGTTACTACTCAATCTACTAGCGCTATGAATTTGAATACCCCTTATATTATAAGCATGACCGGGGATGCTAATTCATCTGGGACTTATTATACTAATACCACAGCCACTGGCACATTTTCAACTAGTAAAGCTCAACCCTATTTTGGTTTAGGTGGATATGGTCCAGGTGGAGGCTTTTTTGTAGGTGAAGTATATGAGGTATTAGTATATAATAGATCATTATCTGCTTCTGAAATAACTACTAATGCCAACTATCTAATTAACAAGTGGTTTTAATAAGATATTAAGATAAATATTGACAATGGCTGACTCTCAACAACCTAATTTCTTTACAAGAGCTTTTGGCAATTTAATCAATAGGATGCCTTACTCAGGTAATGCCCGTGTAATTGATAATATTAGGGATTTAAATCCTAAGTTTGAAACCTTTTATAAGATAACAAGTTCATCTAAGGAAAGAGTGCTTAATCAAGCTGTTTCTACAGCTCATGATAAAGGTATGCCTACTTTAGATGGTGTTGTTATTAACAAATCTTATCATGATTATCTTTATGCCTTAGTAGATACGGATAAACCTAAGAGATTAGCAGATTATCGTATTATGGCTTCTTATGCAGAAATTAGTGCTGCACTAGATGAAATTTGTGATGAGATGTTGGTTAAAGATATCAATAACAAATCTTTTATTTTAAAAGTAGTAGAAGGTAAAGACCCAGTTATTGTTGATGAATTACAAAAGAATTTTCATCATGTAATTAATTTATTCAATTTTGAAAATAAAGGTTTTGAATATTTTAGATCAATATTAATTGATGCAGAATTATTTTTTGAAAATGTTATTAGCGAAAAGAAACCAGATGCTGGTATTATTGGCATAACACAAATCCCTTCAGAGCATATAAATCCAATTTATGATAATGTTCAAAACATGGTCATTAAAGGGTTTATGTTACGTAAACCCATTGTTGATGTATCGGCTCAAAATAGATATTCATCTAAAGAAGAGCTTATTCCATTAGATCGCCATCAAGTAACTTATTTCCATTCTGGAACTTGGAATGAACATAAAACCATTCGTTTACCTTATCTAGAAGTAGCTCGTAGAGCTTATAAGCAATTATCTCTTATTGAAGATAGTATTGTTGTTTATCGTTTAGTAAGAGCTCCAGAGCGTTTAGTATTTAAAGTAGACGTTGGCAATTTACCAGCACCTAAAGCAGAAGCATACATTAAGCGCTTAATGCAGAATTACTGGTCAAAGCGCACCTATGATAATGATCAAGGTCAAAATGTTAATGTTTATGATCCACAATCAATGCTAGATAGCTATTGGTTTGCTAAGAGACCAGACGGATCTGGAACAGATGTAACTTCATTACCAGGTGGAGCAAATTTAGGAACACTTGATGATTTAAATTACTTTGTAAAGAAATTATATAAAGCTCTTCGAGTTCCATCTAATCGTTTAGATCCAGAATCAAAATATGCTGATGGCGCAGAAATCTTAAGAGAAGAATTAAAATTTGCTAAGCTTATTATTCGTTTACAACGTCAAATAGCTTCCACTCTTAAAGAGACTTATATTACTCATTTAAAGCTTAGAAATCTTTGGGATCAATATAAGCTTAAAGAACATGATATTGATGTATCTTTAGTTCCACCTTCTTATTTCCATGTGGCTCGTGAAGCTCAAATTCAAGAATTAAAGTTTAAAACCTTTAATGATTTGATTACAACAGAAGCTGTTTCTAAGACATATGCTTTAAAGAAGTATATGGATTGGTCAGATCAGGATCTTAAAGTCAATAGAGAATGGTTAAAGAAAGATGCAGCTTTTGCATTTGAATTAGCTCAAACAACTAATTCAGGCCCCAATTGGAGAGAAGGTTTAACAGCAGGCGGCGGCGGAGGATCTAAAGGTGGTGGTAGCGAAATCCCACCATCATTTGGACCTCCTCCAGGAACAGCTCCAGTTGGTGGTGAAGCTCCAGCAGCAGGTAATGAAGCTCCTGCAGGAGGGGCTGAGACTCCAACAGCACCAGAACCAGCTGGTTCAGCAACTAGTGCATTGCCAGGAACTTGATTAAATAATTAATAATCAACAAGATCTACCCCATGAAAAATCCTGGGGGCTCTTGATCCTCTTGGCGAGTATTCATTAATTGATCTTCAAGGTCTTTCTTTTCAGTAATACCTTGAGTCATTAATGTATCATATTGTAAAGTTCCACTACCAAACAATTGAGTGTTTTGGAATTTACCACGAGTATTAGCTATATTAATCTTAACAAGAGCTTTAGCATATTCCATTACCCAACGTTCTTTAACTAGATCTTTAATGGGTCTTTCTAGACGACAAGCAACAACAGCCCAATATCTATCTGCAGCATATTGTCCAGGATCTGGTGTAATACGTAATACTTGAGTGCGAGGATCAAATCTAAAATAAGGTTGTTGAGCAAATACCTTTTCGCGAGTCTTTAACCAGTCTTTTAAGATATGCCAAGATATAACATCAAAAGCTTTGCTACCTAAGCTATAAGCAAAATGCATTTGCTGAGCCATAGATTGCTCAATAGTAAACAAGGTATTAACACCATTATTTGTTCCAACATTAAATGAAGTGCAATCTATTACTTTTCTATAAGAATTTAAATCATAATCCCAACCAGATTGAAAGGTAGAACTTAAAGCAGATACCTCTGGGTTTAAGGTATTGTTAATAAGAGTATCCATTTTAATACCCTGACCATAGGTATATAAATTGCTATCAAATACAATTAATTCTTCTGTGCCAGGTGTAAATTTGCTATACATTTCTATAGCATACGCTATCATATCATAGGTAGCTACACAGGCTATTTCTAAGTTAATTACAGGCGCACCTAGCTGAAAAAAGATACGCTCTGCAAGCATATCATAGCTAGAAATTCTACTATTGAGATTAGTAGATAAAAAATTTGCTGGTCCTACAGTGCTATTCGGGTTAGCCATACCCTAATACTTACTATAGGTCTAATAGTTTTATTACTGAAACCATCACTTCTTCTGCAGTAACAAAAGCATTAATATCATAGGATTCCTGTTCCCACCACCAATATTGGTGTTCTCTTAAATAAGATCTGCTTTTTAATAAATTAAGATTGCGAGTATAACCAAAGATCTTAGGGTCTGATTTACTAAAAATTACAAT